TTTTGTATTACTGTCCACCACCAGTACTCAATGTACCGATCGTTCTAGATACTGCTGTTCCTATTCCTGTTCCTGTTGGAGTTTGGATCGCGTTGTCGTATCTGATCTGCATCGTGATAGTTGCTGGATCTGAAGTTGCGTATGCTAGTGAGTTGTAGTTCACGTTCTCAACATATGCTCCGTATAATTCCCACGTCTCTAACACATTTGGTGTGCTCGCTCCATTACCACCATCTAACATTTCTATTCTACCAGTGAATTTGTAATCAATACCTGATGCCGCACTTGATTGTTCGAAGAAATCAAACTGTTTCTGGATCTGTTCACCAACCAGTTTAGTAACTGAGTTGTTAACATCATCTCTAAGAGTGATTGTGATTGCGTCCCAAGTGTGTTTACCTGCAACGTACACTTTTGAGTTGTACACGTCTAGTGTAACTGTGTCAAAAGTCAAGTTAGGTCTTGTTATATCAATAACTTGTTTTGTAAGTTCTGATCTTGGTGTTGATACTCCAAAATTTTCAAGTATTGCTCTGAAACGATACTGAAGTTTTGGCATCAACAAACCCTGTGATGCTGAACTCTGATCGTTTGCTAAAGGTACTGTAAACTTTGATAATGTTGATATTGCCATATTTTTTCTCCTTTATCGAAAATTAGTTTCCTAATTTTGCAATTTCTCCTGTGTTTTTGATTCTCAACGGTATGTAAATGAATTCAACTGATTTGATTGGCTCAATTGCTATATCCACGTACAATTCGTTTCTGTCTACTCTTGTAGGTGTGTTGTTTGTCTCATCACAAACTACTAAGAAATCATACAACGCTCTCTGACCCGTCAACTCCAACAAGAATGATTCTACTGCACCCTTGATCTCGTTTCTAGTTAACTCATCATTTGGTTCAAATATGAACGGTTTAGCGATTGCATCAAGTTGTGTTCTTAGATACACTGCTAATCTTGAAACGTTGATTCTGTCCAATGCAGAACTTGCCGTTGTTTTAGTCAGGTTACCGAAGTTAACAATTCCTGCACCTGAGAAGAAAGTGATTGGGTTCACTTTAACCTCATGCATTGAATCTCTCACTGACTCCGTAACAGATATTGTTTGGAACTCTCCTGATGCTGTGTCTATGTAACCAACTGATGTAGCATTGTCAACAACACCTCTTCTTGTTCCTGATGGTGCGAACCATGGGAAAGCGATGTTGTCATTGTTTGCTAGTGTCCTCAACATCATGTGTGATGGTGGAACAACAATTGATTTACCTGTGTTGTCTGTTGTCAAACCAGATGGATAAAACACACCCAAATAATCACTTGAACTCACAAGGCCGTCTTCACCGTTGTCAAGTGCTGACGCTGTATTGTTAGCCCAGTTTTGTATTGATGTTGATGTACCTTCTAATCTCATCGGTGTGTCACCAACTACAAACGCTGTGTTGTTTCTGTCTGTGTTTAAGTTGATCATGTTTTGCATCAACTCTGGGTAACCAGGTGTAGCAATTACGTTGAATCCTCTTTGATCTTCTCTGATTGCTTGGTTAGTGTCCATTTCTGATTTAAGTTGTTCAACAATTACTTTTCTCTGTGCTTTTCTTCCAAAAGAACCAGAACCGTCTGCGTTGTTGCTTGATTTAGTAACCCATCTATCAGGGAAGTAAGTTGATACACTCTCGTTACTTGTTCTGATGTTACCTAAACCAGCAGATCCGCTTCCTGGATATTTCGTAGTTGTGATATAACTGTTTTTGTATTCTTTAACATTGTAACCAGATCTTCTTGTGTTCCATAACATTATACCTTGTGGATAATTGTCTGGATTTGGAGCATCTGGATCTAAGAAGCCATCGCTCAATAAGTCTTTAATCGAACTTGGTGATCCTGCACCACCAGTTGACAATGAATCTGCCTTGTCGGCCGCTGTGTGGTATCTAGCATCTGCAAACACAACACCATCTTCTGTGGTTTGGTCTGCTTTGTCAACTAGTTCCCACGCCGCACCTGAAGTGGTCACTGCCACTTGGTTCGCTGTGTTTGTAGAACTTAGAGTTGCTGATGTGTTGTACTTGTAAAGTTTTGGATAGTTCTCAAGGTCACTTGTGTCAATCCATAAGTCATTAGTAACAAGTGCAGTACCGTCTGACTGTGTAGTCGGTGCTGTTGCTTTGAACTGTGGACCATTTGGATCTGTTGTTGCGTATGCTGTTGCGTAACCAACAAAAGTTGTACCGTTGTGTGCCATGATGTCTGCTTCGTCTGTCGCAGTGTGGTACCATAATGTACCGTCTGCTGGCTCATTAGTTGGTGCACTTGTTGAAGCAGTGTAACTTAGTCTCTTCCAGTTACTTGCCATGATACCTGTGTTAGCACTTGAGTCAATGCTGTCACCTGTTGGTAGATCATACAAGTTGTCAATTAAAGTTGTACTGTCTTTTGTGTATGTTCCATAACTGTGTGCCGTCGTTGCACTGAAACCTGCATCTGCTAAAGGTGTTCCTGATGTGTCAAACATCCTGAACTCACCACCCAATTTGTGTGTCATAACAATCGCACCTGTGCTTAATTTACTTGCACTTACGTTCGTTAAACCTGCACCGTTCACTGCCGCAATAAAGTCATCAGCACCAGTACCACCTAGTGTTACTGTTACTGCACTGTTTAATGCTTCTTGGTTCTTAACTGATTCTTGTATTGAAAAAGTTTCTGCACTTGTGAAACTTGGTGAAGTACTGTTACTAGTAATTGTAGTAGCACCACCTTCGTGTCTGAATAGTTGGAAGTCTGCTACGTTTGGAGTTGTATCAGCCGCGTCAGCCGCCGTCATTGACTCTTCAGTTACGTTGTACTGTGCGTACACTGTTCCAGTGCTTAATGCAGTTCCACCGTTCGCTGGATCTAAGTTGTAGATCGCAGAGTGGTGTGTAGCATAAAGTGGACTAGCAACTGTTGAGAAACTAGCACTTGATGAACTGTAAAGTTTAGTAACTAGAGCCGCACCTGAGTTTGCAGAAGTAGTCTTGAACCAAACAGAACCATTAGGTCTGTCTTCGTCTGCTGTTTTCCAAGTTGGTCTGTTAGTGTGTTTGTCTTGTAGAAGTTTTACACCATTGAAAGTGCCTGCTGTTATTCCAAGGTCTGCTAATAGCGTTCCTGTTTTTGCTTCAAATCTGATAGTGTTTGCACCTCCAGTTGAGTCACCTAGTGCTTTACCATTGTGGAAAATCTCTAGGTTACCTGTCGTGCTGTTAACACTTGCTGTTACGTTAGTGACATTTGATCCGATCACTGCCGCAACGTTAGATAATGTTGTACCACTTGTTGTGATCTCAACACCATTAATTGCTATCTTGTGACCACTTGTCACTGTTGTTCCTGAAGCAACTGTAACTACTGGTAAAGATGTGTGCCAGTCTGTTGAACCAACCTGTACCCAAGTGTTACTTGCTGTCTTCTTGTAGATCTTGTTAGTAACGTGAGTTGTGTTGATTGCGTAATCGCCAATTACACCAATTGAAGTTTTTGGTGCACCAGTTGAGACACCGCCAACTAGGTCACTTGTTGAAGTGATAAGTGTTGGAGTAATTGTTGTGAATGATTGATTAGTTTGTGACCACTCAAATAAACCGTAACTGCTTGATGCAAGGTCAAACCAGTATGTGCCATCTGTTGGTGACGCTGTAGGTGCCGAGGCACTTCCAACTAAATCTGCTGTGTCCACATTCGCTCTTAAAACATAAGCTCTGTTGGCAACTCCTAAGAAAGAGTAAGCCGCTTGTAAGCCGTATTCATTCAACTCATAACCGTTTAATGAATTTCCTGATGCGTCTGTGTAGAATTTCGGATCTCCGAAAGTCTCTGTTAATTCTCTTTGAGACGAGATCAAATAAGCAGTGTTGGCGTTGGCTGTAGTTGTTCCTACGGCAGTACCGTCTCCGGCTCCATTTGATTTGTCCTGTGATGATGCTACTATGAATAGTGGTGTTGTACCCGCATCTGATGGTACGTAGAAACTCTCGTTTATTACTGAAACTTCTACTCCTGGTGATGTTAATGCCATTTTTCGTATTCTCCTTGCAAGTTGTACGTATACTAGAGTTATTTATTCAATCGTATGGTTTTTATGACAGAATTTACTGTTTTTCTGGTACCTATATAGGTGACGTAAATACGAACATGCAGTACAAAGACAGACCGTTGTGTACGGAGTGTAAGACCAAGCCTAGAGCATACGCCTATAAGAGATATGGACGTGTGTATTGGCGTAGAAAGTGTGACACCTGTATTAGAAAAAAAGCCGGCAAGCGAGTGGGAGGTGTGACCGCCCTACAAAGATCTGGCTACAAGAAACATCGGAAGTGTGAGTTATGTGGATTTAAAGCACAAGACAAAGCACAATTGGATGTGCTGTTCGTTGATGGTGATCTGAGGAATACTACTGCTACTAACCTAAAAACTGTTTGCGCCAATTGCCAGAGGCTGACTACTACCCGTAGATTGGGATGGCGTGTTGGTGATCTTGTCGCTGACGATTAGGTCGTCTATTTTTGCGTATAGTTCTTCTTTTGTGCCATTATTCTCAATGACGAAATCAAACTCTTCTTTTGCCCATGCATATTCTGAACTGTGTATACCTTTGGGTTCGATATTGCCTTCGACATAGTCAACAAACCAATCAGGATCTGGCCCTCTTTTTACTAGTATAATCTTTCCACCGTGTGCTATTATCTGTTTAACTTCATTGGGGAATCGTGTGTCTGCTATCACAGTGTTTTGGCCTTTGTATCTGCCAATGCAACTGTCTACCCAGATACCGTCGTACATCTGACCACGCATAACTTCCGTGCCGAAGTATTGTAACACCCACCTCGGAGTTGTTGGCTTGCCAAATTTTTCACTCCAGAATTTATCAGGTTGTTCTCTCCAATGTCTGCTGGATTCCGTGTCTCCTTCTAGGAGAGCCCTGTCCCAATTGAACATGGACGCCACAGCATCTTTTAGACTTTTTGCGAAACTATCTTTTTGATAGCCGTGTGTTTCCACGAGCCTGTCAGCGACTGTTCCTTTACCAGAACTTATTAAACCTACTACACCTATTAACATAGGTTTATTATACTATTTTTTTAAACGTTTTTCAATCTCTTTTATTGCTTTTCTCACAGATCTCAATATTGATGCTCTCAAGGTTTTCTTGCGTTCTTTCAAGGCTTTTATGCTCATTGTTTCCAAGTCCTCTACCAACTTTTCTAATTGATCCAGTGATAGGTCAGAATAATTTTTATGATGGGAGTCTTTCATGGTAGGTATTTAAATGAAGTTCAGTATCAATTAACCAATAACAAAACTGTGTGGCGTGCCGCCTTCTTGGAAGTTTCCTATGTCCGCTTCCAATCTTTCGATCTCTGCCTGACCTTCGCTCTTAAGTGCATCACCGTTCAGTGTTGTTCCACCCTGTGGACCTGCAATGGTATTAAATTTACCTCTTGCTTCACCTAACATTATTTTAGACACAGCAAGTGTGTAATCTCTGATCCATGGTTTAGAGTAGATGTCTTTGAACAACGTGATGTCAGGTCTATAGTTGTCGGTGTGCATAAGCACAGTCTCGTCGTCTGCTCTTGGTCTCTGTGTGATAGTCAATTTTTTTGTAGCAACATCAAAGTGGAATTGAATAAAACTACCAAACATTTTTCCGATCATCTCCTGATATGAAGCGAATGCATAGTAAGTTGCTAATCCACCTGTTGCACCTGCCCTTAAAAGATATGTGTTTGTGTATGCAAGGTTGAATGGTTCAAACAAAGTTCCACCTTCGCCACCTTCGGTTCGTGAACCAACTGTTCTTCTGTTCAAATTCCTAACGTTTATGATCTCATCTGGCAAGATGTAACTGTTTTGATTTTTCTTTAGTTCTAGGAATGCATACGATTCTTCCACAGCATTTGATGATCGCTGTCTGAATTTATTCACTGCTCTTTCCAGTGCCGTTTGATAGTGTTTTGGGTCTAATTCCACGTCAATCATCCCGTCACCGAGACTGTTCTTGACGTAATCGAAAATTTCCTGTTGTCCTGTTTGTAGTTCTGACATACTCATATTTATAGTCATTGCCTGTGCAATAAATATGTATGATATGCCAAGATTATCCATTTTTAAGCCTGAAAAGGGCAATGACTACAAGTTCAAAGAGATGTTTCAAGTGGGTGGGACAGATCTACACCTGCACAAATATCTAGGACCATACAACCAAGGAGATACAAACAAAGACGGCGATGCCTCTCCTACGCAACCTCAGTACTCGGGTGACAGTTTGAACGAGAGAACTATACAAGATTTATTATTTTTAGAGAATAGGGATAGAAAATATTCAGATGATGTTTATGTTGTTAGAGGAATTTACAATGTGCAAGATGCAGATTTTAATCTGTCACAGTTTGGTATGTTCCTACAGAATGACACATTGTTTCTGACTGTTCATTTGAACGATATTGTGGAAAGGATTGGCAGAAAACCAATGAGTGGTGATGTGATAGAATTCCCACACATGAAGGAAGATTATTCATTAGACGAAAGTGTGCCAATTGCACTGAAAAGATACTATGTTGTGGAAGACGTAAACAGAGCGGCAGAAGGATTCAGCCAAACATGGTGGCCACATCTATTAAGATTGAAAATGAAAACTCTAGTAGATTCACAAGAATTCAAAGATGTAATAGGAGATGCAACCACAACAGGGTCAGTTGCAAGTTACATGAGCACATACAACAGAGAAAAAACTATCAACGATCAGATTGTAGCACAGGCAGAATCTGATGCTCCAAAGGCAGGATTCAATTATAAACAATATTATGTTGCACCGATCGACGAAAGAGGAAACATCAGAACTGAAAATGTTAACACAGAGGAACAAAGAGCAAGTAGTGATCAAACAGTTAATGCTACTATAGATACTCCTGCTTCTTCTCACTACGGATTCTATCTAGATGGCGACGGTGTTGCACCTAACGGAAATCCTGCAGGTTTTGGAATAACATTCCCAACATCGGGTGTAGATAAAGGTGATTACTTCTTGAGAACGGATTTTTTACCCAACAGGTTGTTCCGTTATGACGGAGTCAGATGGATCAAAATTGAAGACAGTGTGAGAATAACTACAACGAACAATGATTCTAGAGGCAACTACAAAACAAGTTTTGTTAACAATGCGACAGAATCAACAATAAACGGATTAACAGTGAAACAGAGACAGTCACTAACAGATGCACTGAAACCAAAGGCTGACAATTAAGAATGCTACATTTTTACGAAGGACAGGTTAGAAAATTTTTAACTCAATTTATTAGAATTTTGAGTAACTTTTCTGTGGAAACAGGCAAAGGCAGTGATGGCGCCGTAAATTTGCGAGCGGTGCCTGTGGTTTACGGCGATCCAACAAGACAGGTTGCTAACATCATCAGGAACAACAGTGAGAACGCCTTGAACTATGCTCCTAAGATCGCTTGTTACGTTAGAGAATTAAACTATGACAGGGAAAGGATGCAGAATCCATACCATGTCGAAAAACAACACTTGAGAGAAAGAGATGTAGACAGTGATGGAAATTATACAAACCAATTGGGTGCAGGGTACACTGTGGAAAAGGTCATGCCTTCACCTTTTAGGCTAGAGGTCACAGCGGACATTTTCTCATCCAACACCGATCAAAAATTACAGATACTAGAACAGATCCTTTATCTATTCAACCCCGATTTTGAGATACAGAAAACAGACAACTACATAGACTGGACAAGTTTAAGTTATATTGAGTTAGGTAACATCACATTTAGTTCGAGGACTATTCCTGTGGGTGCAGATACCGAAATTGATGTAGCAACATTACAGTTTAGTATGCCAATATGGCTATCCCCGCCCGTGAAAGTTAAGAAGTTGGGTGTGGTGCAGAAGATAATAATGAGTATATACGACGACGACGGTGGCATAACAAAAGGGTTGATAGATGGAGAACTAACATCGAGAAGTTACATTACGCCAAACAACTTTGGATTGTTAGTGACAGGCAATCAACTACGATTATTAGGATCAACAGGTACAAACGTTAAATCGGGGGGCGATGGATTCCAGTCAGGTGCAAACCAACCTAACAATTATGATCCGTTTGAAACATTTGGACCAGCAGTCAATTGGAAAGTTCTTTTAGATCAGTATGGGAAAGTAACAAACGGCACATCACAGATAAGATTAACACAGCCGGACGGCAACGAGATTATTGGCACAATAGCAACAACGTCACTGGACGACACAATTTTATTATACACAATTGACGGTGATACAATACCAAACAATTCTCTTACAGCAGTCAAGAAGATAATAAATCCAGCAACATTTGATCCAGGCACACCCGCGAATGGTGATAGATATCTGGTCATAAATGATGTAGGAGACAGCACAGCCAGTTTCCAAAGTGCAACTTGGGGTACACTTGTGGCCAGTGTAGGCGACATCATAGAATACAACAGTGCAACGAGCAAGTGGAATATTGCCTTCGACGCAAGTAATCCAGATTCAACACAACACTACGTTACCAATCTTAACACAGGAATACAGTATAGATTCAATGGCACAGAATGGGTTAAATCATACGAAGGTGTGTACACACAAGGTAATTGGAGCATAGTGCTAGACGGTGGAGCAGATCCAGGATACAACTCAAGCCTTGACGCTACCACTCCGTAATTGTTATAATATAGCATGAAAGAAAACATAGTTTGCTCGGGTGCCCTGTTCTACGCAACAACCACCAAACGTTTCCTGTTCCTACAAAGAACTGACAAGAAGACACAAGGCATGTGGGGATTGGTCGGCGGTAAGAGTAAATTCACGGAGAGTGCTTTCGAAGGACTGAAGCGTGAAATAGAGGAAGAGACAGGCAGTCTACCCAAGTTCAAGAAAGTGATCCCATTAGAGATGTTCACCTCAAACGATCAGAAGTTCTTTTTCCACACATATCTAGTAGCCATAGACGCAGAATTCATACCAAAACTAAATGCGGAACATTCAGGATACTGTTGGACTGCGTTTGAATGTTGGCCCAAGAACCTACACATGGGTCTCAAAAACACACTGAATAATAAAAGTATAAAAGGTAAGTTGCAGACTATATTAGATTTAATAGTATAAGCACGGCTATCACACCATACAATACATATATCCTGTACAGCATACAGATTTTACATTCAAAACCCGTCAGCCAGAATCTCAGTTTCTTCTTCC